GGACGTGTGGAGACCAAGGGACCTTCATGACTTCCTCAAGTTACACTATGGGGTCACTCGCGCCGCGGGGAACTAGGACTGTAGTCGTCGTGCTCCCACTCTGGGGCGAAACTAGGGAACCAGTCTGGCCGACTAGGCGCCAGTGGCGGCTCGGACTTTTGTACCGGCTCGGACTCCGGAACCGCCACCCCAAGCTTGCGCAGAGCGCTGGGGTGGAGGGTGAACGGATAGGCCAGGGCTGCGCGCGTCATGCTGCGAGTAGTCATCTGCTGGGTAGCCATAGTTGTTGTTTGCTTTGTTTTTGGTCTTTATCAGGGGTGGTGGACCCTGACCCGAACATCACACGTTTTTAGAATGACCAGATCCTCGCTATTTTATATAGCTATTATATATGGCAAAGATCCATTTGAACACCACAACTACACTGTTCAAAGGGATGAAGGGCCCTATGACAAACACCCAAGCCGGTCTGTTCTGGGTGACCAAGAATATAAGGACTGCAAATTTATATGCAAAATCAAGAGGAGGTATAACACGCGCCTATAAACCCACCCGGAGGCTCAAGCTTCTGAAGCTCTCCCGTGAAAGCCTTCGGAGACTGTTGATGACCAATATATTTTCACCCAATCTTAAACAAAAATTGATCCTCCTATTTGGAATAGGAATATCATATGGGAACCAATACAAGGGACTAGTGAAACTGAATAAGAGGTACTGGACGGAGCACTTTCGTCAGAAGGCGGCGACTATGGTACCGAACTGGTCATACAAAGGTGGGCGTATTAGTGTGACCAATACTAATTATAAATTATTCGCAAATATCCGTCACGCTATCAGGGACAAATATGACGGCATATATGTTCCAGAAATGCGTACACCCCACTACCCTACCTTGTCCTTCCCGGCCGAGTACATCCTATTCAACCCTAGACAAGACCTAGTGAACGTAACTACCGAGTATAATATGAATAAGGCGCGAGCAAATCTCAACACTATTCTTGGCGCCATGAACACCAAAAGGCAGGCGCGGCTCACTTCCCGCTCTTCCCTGAGTCTCTAGTTGAAAAAACGTGTTTTTGGCTCGTCATATGGGTCCGACTCGAACAACACCCAAAATGTCAAAACGTGCCGTTCTCGATGACATCCGACGCATGCCGTATTTCAAAAATTACGCCGCATCTGGCGCCATTCACAAGATCTCTGGCCATGAAGATGCTGTGAAAGACGTGTTTATAAAGAATGGACTCATCGAGTGCCCCAAAACCCTGAAGGGTGCTATCCCTCCTAATAGTTTTGTGAGCCAACCCAACGGCTCGCAGAAAAGTCCAGATTTCCTTGTGCGCTTCGGGTGCGACGTCATATACAATTTCGAATGTAAATCTACTGCCAAAAACGCCGCCAAGCCGGTGTATAATAGCGGTGGCATCAAGCAAGATGTTATATATGTGTATTCTGCTGAACGGTATAACAAGACCATCATCTATGTAGGGGGTGACGTGTGCTCCATGGAACAACAAAGACTCATCAACGAGCTGATCCAAAGGCAAAAGGAATTAGAAAATGAATATAACGAGAAAATAAAGGCGGTGGATGTGAACAAACGCGGTGTTGCGTATTATACACGCCCTATGATCGTACAGATGGGTTCTGCGGACATCACAGACTACTTCAGCCACCCTGATCGTGAACGTTGCGAGCTGCGCGTGTACGACTTCATGAATGTGGAACCGCAAGAAGCGCCCGCGCCACCGCCTCTATCATAGGGGGAGGCGCCGCATTGCCTATCTGTGTAATCTTTTCATTCAATTTTCCATTAATAATATAGTCCTTGGGAAAACCCTGAATCTGTTTGAGCTCGTCCGGTAAAAGAGTCCTCACATAGGCCGCCCCACTCTTTTTGCGTAGACCGACTAGCAGTCGCGGCTGGTGGCCATATGTACAAATAATAGTTTTCGAAGGAGCGTCTAAATTAATAACCTCGGAGTGAATAGGCGAGTCACGCTTTGTACAGCTCAATAGGTTTGCGTCCGTCTTGAGAATAACATAGGGGTGGGGTGTGCCGGTCGGCTCGGCCCCCTCGTCAACCTCAAGTGCCCATGTGCCAAACCCATCTGGAACACACCTTTCAGGAATTCTGTACGCCCCCTCCATGGTGTTGGTGACAAATGAACGCATAGTGGGCATAGATGCTGGTAAAGGAATTTTAGACCAGAATTCAATAGGGAAATTAGAAACACGACTCCTGTCCCACCCGACGATGATGACGCGCTTGCGCTTTTGAGGGACTCCAAAACTGGTCGTGTCCCATGTATGTGATATTGTCGAGTAACCTATCTCGTCAAAGTCCCTCTTAATACAATCAATAACAAGTGGGTCATCCGGGTTGGGGCCGCTTTTCATCGTCTCTAGTCCTTTTACGTTCTCACCCATAATGAATAGTGGACGAATATCATCAGTCGCGCGCACAAACTGACGATAGAGCTGGTTGCGAGGGTCGTCCGTCTTCTTCTTTCCGGCCAATGAAAAACCCTGACAAGGGAAACCCGCGAACAGAATTTTAACACGATCCCTATATTCCCTAAATTTTTCACTAGTAATTGTAGTAATATCGCCAGGAATATGAATAGATTCTGGAAAATTACTAAGGTGACTAGAAGCGAAAGTTTTATTCAGCTCTGAAAAACACAAAACCTTTAGTCCGGCTCTTTCGAGTCCTAACGTGTCCCCTCCACATCCCGAGAAGAGAGACACGGCCATATATTTTATGGGCACATACTCTTTATTGTGGGTGAAGACTGTGACCGGCGCATCCCTGAGCCCTTGTGGTACAGGTCCATCAGTTCACACTCACACGACACAACCCGTCTCATATATGTCTTTGTATCTTCACAAATTTGTCTGAAAATTAGTTTTGCTATTTCTGGTCGTCGGTAAATGAACCAACACTTACCGAGGAACTTTTTGAAGAGACGCTCCATTACCTAAGATATTTTGGGCGCACTTTTTTAACGCCGGATCAGACTCCATCGCCTTCCGTTCGTTGCCATATATCTTGATCATCTCGGGCATATCCGTAGAGTCTAAATCACAAAGGCTCTTGACCGACTCGGCCGGTTTCCAGTCGTTGGTGACCGAGTGCTTGAAGGGACCGTCCTCGGACGGGTACACATGAATTTTGTTCCTAATTTCATCCGTGGTCATCTGGGTCTGCATGACCGCTTGGGCTGATAGGTAAATATTCAGATAGTCTGGCTGGGGTATATTTTGTATATCAACCCCCCGACTCTTCACATGGTCCTTATAGTCCGCCTCATTTTCCAAAGAATTCATGGTCAACATTTCATCTCTCAATTTTGAAACAAATTTGGATCCCTTGGGGCAGGCGAAGAACCAACTCTCTATGACCGGGTACTCCGACTTGGTAGTAGCCCCTTGTCTATAGTACCCTATAAAGTCAGACCCCTTCTTTTTCTGCTCCTCGATGACCCAGTCCCATGAGCGGGTCGGAACAACTGAGGCGTCCGCCCATATCCCCCCATACTTGGGAAGGACGTGGAGCCTCACAAAGTCCGACGCCCGCTGGGCAGTGTCTGCGAATTTTAGTTTGAAAATATCCGTCTCTGGAAGATAGTCCTTGAGGTTCTTCGGGTTCAGGACCGTGACCGACCAGTCGGGGTGTAACTGCTTCCACTTGGCTATACATTTTGAAACAAAATCGGGAACCTCATCAGAGTCCCAGTAGGTCCATATGTTCTTGGGTATCACCTGGCTGAAAGGTTCCTGTCGTCTGGCCCATAAGAGCAAAAGAACAACAACCACAAGGACCGCCAGAGCAACGGCCCACATCTAATTTTAGTTTGGAATTTATTTGAAAACACAGTCAAGCTCTGGTTTGGTGTCCAGTAATTTACGATCGTGATTATGAAACTTTACTATAGTTGGCTGATTAGGCTCGCATACTGACTTGACCGCGTCATAGTTGTTCCACCCGTGCTCGTACATGTGCTTATAGGGTCCCTTATTGGCACTCATGAAATAACAAGTGTTCTTTATCTCATCGACGGTCATGCCCCTCTGCATGGCGTCTTGGGCCGCCAAGTTTATAGCTAAATAATTGAGCATACTCCACTGAGTCTTTTGGAAGTCCACGCCCTTTTTCTGGAGGTCGTCTAGATAGTCATTCACCGAATCAAACTTTGCTATGCTCATGAAAGAGTCGCGCCATTTGGTTACCAGCTTGCCACCTGGAACCGTTGCGAAAAACCAGCCTTCGATACAAGGCCATTGGGGCTTGGTCGTGTAGTGCTCTATATAATATCCAACGAATTCATGTTTAGAATTAGTTGGGAAATCAAAAGGACGGGTCATGAGGACAGACGCATCACACCACACACCCCCATGTTTTGCTAGAATATTGAGGCGGATAATATCCGACTCGCGTGCCGGGGAGTCGTTGAACTTGACAGCCTTGACATCAAAGTCTATGTACTGGCGCAAGTTCTTGGGGGTCACCACTGTGACTGTATATTCTGGGTTGTGTTTTCTCCACGTGTTTATACACTTGGTCACGACAGGAGTCAACTCGTCGCTGTTCCAATAAGTCCAAATTTGTTTAGGAATTATGCTGTCCCCACCAAAACTACTGGTTCTCTTGAGGACCACTAAGATCAAAATAACTATGGCCAACCCGAGGACGACTAGCCACATTCCTACTAACGCAAATCAAAATTTTCTGACAGAATTGGGGTCGCGCACTTCGAGTACCTGTTCGAAACTGTCACCATAGTAGCGTTGAAGTGCCGCCGGAGCTCATCAAGTGACTCGGCCAACTCAGATGCTTGTGAGTTATTGACGTATGCCTGAAACAAGTCGCTGAGCACGGTCGTGTACATCTCCAAAACCTGACGGATCTCCCCTTTGCGCAACCGCGCCTTCTCTCGCTGCTGAATTTTCTTCTTGAATTCGTCCTCGGTCATATCGCCAATCATAAACTTGATACGCAGGTCGCGGTTGTCCTGGTTCCCGGTCGTGTACCGGGGTATCACGACCCACTGACAGTGAGCGTGAGTGCGGTGGGCCGCCGCAAACTTATGGAAGAATATATGAGTTCGGGGACACAAGCGCAGTACAAAGGACCAGTCAGGGAAGCCACCACAAGGCACGTCACCGGGGTTGCGCTGAAGGGTCCCGCGCTGACGGTGATACTCGTAGTAGTGGGGGTTGTGGATGGTACCTGTTTCGACACGCCCCGTGCGCCAACTGAACGCAGTGTGACACTGGGTACAGTACATCTGGTCACACCCGTCAATTTTGAAAATCATAGAGGCGCACTTGGGGCAGTTGCGTGAATCCTTGGCCAGGAGCTTGGCCGTCTCGACGCTGTTGGGGTCGCACGTGTGCGGCGAGTCCTTGTCCTTACCCTTGACCTCGTGGCACTCGGGACACGACCAGTTGTCGCACATACCGCACTTCCACACACTGCTCAAAAACCCACGGCAGTCGGCAGCAGGACACGCACGGACAAACTGGCGCTTCTCGTGTTCCACCGAACCGCCATGAAGACGCGTGATAAGCTGGTTCTGGTACCACTCCAGATGCTGGATATCAAGCGTGACGTGACTCATCAACCGTCGCTGATCCTGCATCATCTTGTGACGCAAAACAAGCGCATCGAATTCATTGTCAAAACCGTGCTCAACCGCCAAAGGAGCCAATTGAAGATTACCTATTGCGATGAGTTTATTATTGTGGGCAGTGTGTACGTGACCAAGGGCGGCTATTTCTTTCGACGCCTTGCGCACCTTGCGCTCAAGTTCCACATAGGGCTGGGTGGCGGGCATGAGGCTCTTTTCGCGCTCAAGGAGGAGGGACTCGCGCCTATTCTTGTAGGAGTGACTGACGAATTTTTGTGTGAAATTGTTGACCAAAATTTCACGGGTCCAAGCCTTGCGGCACGACATACAGTGGGCATCCTGTGTGGTTTCTAGGAGGTACCGCTCAGAGCATCCTGCACATGCGCTGAACGGACAGTAGGGACAAGTTATTTTGGCACGAGATGACTTGTTGAAAACTTCACAACACACGTCGCATCTCATTTCTTACTATCTATGGTAGGCTTGGTTTTATCCTGACGCAAGTGGGGAGGGACATAACTGCTTTTTTTCACCTTTATTCCGTGTTTGGAAATAGTGACTGGTATTTCAAGATCATCATCGTGGACCCACGGTTCTATGGGGTCGTCGTCCGTCATATCCGCCCAGCGGTTACTCATTACTAGAAACGGGCATCTTCTTTTTAACAACCTTGATCACCTTCTTGGTCTTGGGCTTGGGCGTGGGCTTGTTGGCGCTCGGGAACTTGGCGAATATAAGGTCGAGCGCCTCCTGCCGCGCATCTGCCGTCTCCTCCATCTTCTTGTGAGTCGCTAGCGCCTTCTGGATCTTCGCCTCGCTGTACCCCGCAAGCCGCCACGCCTTTTCACGCTCAGCGATAGGAGGCACCTTGTCCCCCCACTTTTTAAAAAGTGCCACAACTGGTTCCAGATTTAGAACCGGCGCGGGTTCGCGAGCTGGCGGCGTCGCCGCGGAGTGTTGGGCGTGCCAGTCCGCGCAGCGCTGGAGAAAAGCCTCGGGGTTGTCCATGTGCTTGGCCAGGAATTCGGGGTTGATGGGTGGTGTCCACTCCTTCCCTTTCGGACCCTGGGGGCACACACCCTGGCGCAACTTGTCTATAATATGACCCGTGACACTAGGGTGGCCAGAGGGGATACGAGGCTTGGCCATACCAGTAGTCCACCGAGAGACCACGCCACCTCCAGGCAAGGCGCTCGAGACGAACTGGGTGGGCACATTCCGGCGAGGGCGGGGATTAGGGCGCTTGTACATGGCTTTGAGCTTGACCTACCAAGGCCCCAGAGACTTTTGGCACGGACAAGACGCTTTTTTTATGGGGCCCTAGTAGACATGATCATCATAAAGATAATTCACTTCCTAGTATTTCTGTTTTTAGTACTGGCGCCATTTACTCCGAGTGAATATCTGATGTCACTGCATTTGCTCATAGTTCCTTTTATTCTATTACACTGGGCAACTAACCAGTCGGTTTGCGCTCTGACTGAGATGGAAAAGCTAGTCACGGGCAAGACGTGTGATGAGGAGACGTTTTTCGGGAAAATTGTGGGGCCTGTTTATAAATTCAAAACTCAAAAGGAGGAGAACCTATTTGTGTGGACGGCTATGATTACTCTTTGGTTTATAACGTTTGTTCGATTACAAAAGACCGACTTTGCTCACTTGCGCGCAGATATCCGCGTGCTCCGCCAGGCTTGGCCCTTCTAGTCATCCTCCTCGTACTCCTCCTGACCCAGCTGGAGGTCCTCGCGGTCGCTCATGTCCTCGTCCTCAGCCTCCGAGTCGGCCTCGTCCAGTAGCGCAGCCAGGCGCTGGGCGGTCGTGAGCTGCTTGACCGGGCCAGCCGCAGGGGTGTTCAGCACAATCTCAAAGTCCTGTTCGGCAGCCTCCAGAGGGTTGCCGTGCGAGGCGCAGAGGTCGCAAGCCTCGTCAGCCTCCTCGAGGGGGTGGGTGTGTACCGGCTGCTCAGCCTTCTTGACCACCTTGGGCACCTTCGGCTCCTTGGGCACCTTCGGGGCCGTCTCCTCCAGAGACTGCTTCAGGTGGCGCTTGCAGAACACCTCACCCTTGAGGGCGCTGAACTTGCAAGGCTCCTTTTTGCTGGTCTGAGCAGTGCAGCAGGGCTTCTCCTTGGGCACCTTTGGTGCCTTGGCCACCTGGGTGGCGTCGGGAGCCGCGCCGTCCACCACCTCCACAGACTTGGGCTCCTTGGCCTTCTTGGTGTATTTGCGAGGCACCTTGATAGCCATCTCGGCAGTCTCAAGGTATTTCTTGTTGAGCTCCTCAAAGTTGAGGCTGTACTCAGTAGCAATACGCTGGACAAACTGGCGGTCGCGCTCAGCAACCAGGGCGTTGATAGCGTCAGCGAAGGAAGCCATTTGGTTTGTTGGTTGGTAAGTGAGTTGTTGGTGCGTTTAAGTGGCTCTCACAACACACGGTTTTTGGGCGTGTGTCGGGGGAGGCTGGAGGCTTTTTTTTGGTGTTTAGGCTGTCGCCACCCGAAGCCTGGCGTGAACATGACATGTTTTTTAGAAGGTGCCCTCGCGGACCCATGCGTTGCACACGTATTTTGTACCGGATGATATTGGGAGGCCCGCGTGGAGCGCCTTGGGGTGGCACTTGGGTGCGTCATTCGCAAGGGGTCTGAAGAAAATAGCCGAACCAGGGGGTGCTTTCATTTTCACGTCCCCGTGGTCTGGGAAATGAGTTTCACCATCAGTAAATTCATCGTTCAAATATACGAGCAGAGTTCCGACGCGCTGCCCGCCTCTAGTTTCAAATTCCTTACACGCTTTACTCCCGTCACAGCACGAGTCGTGATGGGCCTTGTAAAAGGTGCCTGGTTTGTACCGGACAATCTGCAAATCTTCACAGCAATTCATTTCTTTTCCAGTCAAATCGCAAGCCTTTTCAAACACCTTTCGGGCCACAGGGTCGTCCTTTGATATCCACGCCGTTTCACTCGTGCGCGAAGGGTCCTGACCCTTCACACCAACCACGCCACTTGGTTTGAATAATGAATTTGCTTTTTCAATTAAATATCTGCAGTCGTCCTTGGTCAATACAGAATCCACGACGACTGGAGGTTCCCAGGGGTTGGCCTTCGTGGCAAACCCGCGGCCATTGTTTCGCCACGTCAAGACGGCCCATGTGATCACGACGAGCACCGCCACAAGTGCGAAGTAAACCCACATCTGTTACTAAGTTCACTTAATTTTTTTGAGGGCTTTGTTCACGGCCAAGGCATTCTTACGTGCGGCTCTTATGTTTTCTAAATTTAAATTCACAAGTAACGGGCCTGTAGAGTTGGCTATCGGCACAAGGTTTTTGTAGTACACGCGCTTTCCACGAATAACCTTCATGAGCTCCTTGACCCGCTCCACATTCTTCTGACCCTTTTCCTTCGCCTCTCCTACCAAAGGATTTCGTTTTGAAATTAAACCCCGATGAATTAGAGAACCCGACAGCAAAGCGAGGGAGTCCTTGAGCTGGTATTTCAATTTTTGGATAGGAATTCCAGCTCTGTAAGAGAAGGGCAAGTGGAGCATGTCACGCGAGGCATTGGGGTAAACGGCCAGAGCCGTGTCCACGAGGTCAGTAACCTCCTTGTTGCCCGTGATGATTTGCCACGTCATAACCTGATAGACGCGGCGGCCCGTGCCAGGCACCTGGAGGCGCGGCGCATCGTACGCTGATCTCTTGTACCTGTTCACACGGAGAGAAGCGTTGATGCCCTTGTAGTGTCTGTTCAGGTAGCGGACAAAGGCGTTCAGGTGCTCATACATTATAGTGCGCATGCTCAGAGCATAGGTTGACACGAGCTTCTCTGAAGCAAGTTTGCGCGGCACTGCGAACGTGAAATCAAAATCATTTGTACGACGAATTTTGGGTGGGAGATCTTTTCCGAGTGCTGAGAGGTACAAACGAACACCCATACCTCCGGTACAAAATATGGTCAGACCGCCACCGTACGGACGGACGAGACGTTTAGTATTTTTGCAATAATCCATGAAAATTCTGGGAAGAGCCGAAGTGAATGACTTGCTGGAAATCACTGGGGCTGGTCCACGTGCCCTTTCAATTTTCTGGTAGGCGTTCGTCAACATAATTTCATGATGAAATGTGCCCCCGTGAAACACCGACTTCTTGGAAGGTGCGTAGTACCCGTCGTACCCTTCTGGAACCAGAAACTCTTTCGCAAGGGCACCAAAGGCCTTCTTGTTCAGGTCCTTGTAGCTGAGGCGCTGACCTTCACGAGTGTTGGTGTTTTTAGGGAGTTTTCCAGCATCCTTTCCCAGAAGTTGCTTGACGGCCACAACCTGCTCACCGATGGTGATGCCCGTGCCCAGGACTATACGCAGAAGTCCCTTTGTATCACTCGAAATAGGATATTTACTTTTCATGAGCGTTTCGACGTTTTTGTGCGTCAGGTCGAACAGACGCAGCGTCTTTTTGACCTTGAACGTACACAAGTTTCCGTAGTTTTTCGCAGTAGGCCGGCTCTCCGTAAGGTAGAAAAACCGCGTGTCGTGTAAGAGCACCTGACACGGTATTCCCTCGAGTCCCTTGTACAGAACCTTCCCTGGTGGGAAGATCGTCTCTGTAAAGACCATTCTAATATGGAATCAGAAATAAATCTTTGGAAATGACAAGATGGCGAACCGATACGTGGGCCTTCTCATGAACTCCCGTACCCAGGCCCACGCCTTTCACCTCACGACCAGCTCCTTCGCGGAGCACAAGGCTCTTCAGGCGTACTATGAGGGCATAGTCCCTCTGCTCGACTCGTGGGCCGAGGCCTACATGGGCAAGTACGGCCGCCTCAGCCGCGTCAGTCTGAACAAGCGCTTCATGAAGGATCCGACCAAGGCCCGCGCCTACTTCAAGAGCCTTCTGATGCGTGTTCGCGCCATCCGCCTCCCGAGAGGTGACACGTACCTGAAGAATATTCAGGATGAAATAACCGCCCTGATCAGATCTACACTTTACATGTTGACCCTCAAATAAAGTACTTGTCATATATTCCTTATATGGCACCAAACGTGCTTGTGTGTACGATTTCCAGAAATTTAGAAAAGAATTTCAATGTTTATTATTCTCAACTTCGTTCTTCCGTAACGAAGTTGAGTTCTGATTATAATTTTTTCTTTTCGTTTTACGAAAACGATTCTACAGATGGCACCAAGGATATAGTCAAGAAAGCCGATTGGAGCTTTTTCAAGAAATATTCTGTAATAACCGAAGACCTGAAGTTGGGGGTGTTCAAAGGGAATGATATAAAGCGCGTTGAAATTCTCGCCACATCTCGCAACAAGTGCCTAGAAGCCGATGATATGTACAAAAGTATGGACTGGATTTTATTTGTAGAATCAGATATCGAATACACACCTGAAATATTTGAAAAAATTCTGAAACACAATGATCAGGATGTAGACGTGTTTAGTGGTGTGGCCATCACTAAGGAAACTGATATTATATATGACCTATGGGCTACACGGTATTCACCATTTGAACGCCCAGACGAAATAGCAACCGTCTATAAAATAGAGCACAGTGGCGTCAGGGAGTTGTGGGCGACATTCAGTTGTTTGTGCCTGTACAAGGCCGAGCCATTCAAGAAGGGTGTGAGATTTCACTGGATGAACGAACGGTTTGATACGCACGACTGTGATACTACGGTTATATGCGAAAACTTCCGGAAAGCTGGATACACCAAAATTTTCGCCGACTATTCAATCAAACCCATGCACCCCGCAAGTAACCTCGTCGTGTACGCCATCCACCCAGGTGAAAACGCCATGAAACTTGGCAACTTCATAAGAAACCGCGTGAGAAATACAGACGAGGTTGTCATAACCGACAACCCCAAAGCCCTAAAATTACGCGAGTACATATTTGAACTCTATCCAGATGAGGTGCCCTCGAATCATCTCTTACATATGATGACGTGCGTGGATAACCCTATACTCCAAAACAGTCCCAATGTCGTTGAAATTTCTATAATGAATATAGAACTTGGACTAAATGCCCCAATGACTGAACAAGGGGCGACGAGTTGGCCTAATCATCAACCACGTCTATACCGTAGGGACCCCTCTCCAGATGCACAAAATGAAACTTTAAATCCAATTGGTGCACTTTCTATCTGGAGAGTTAAAAATCATGTAGTTTAAGAATTAGATTACCAATCATATAATGTATTGGCCTTTGATGAAAAGTACTATTAATTGGAGAGATAAGTACGAATTAATCAAATTTATTGCTTTTTCGGATAGGTTTACAAATGGCCCCAAAGTGTGCGAGTTTGAGCAAGCCTGGTCCAAATGGTTGGGATCCGAATATTCTCTCTATGTTTCATCCGGTAGTACGGCCAACTTTCTCCTCGTGGCTTCGATAAAAGAGTTGTACAAGATACCGAACGGATCTAAGGTGCTAGTTCCCGCGTGTACGTGGGTCACAAACATATCACCCATTCTCCAACTAAATTTGGAGCCTGTATTCTGTGATATTTCACTGAACCATTTTAGTTTCGACACGGATAAACTTCCATACGATCCCGAAATAAAGATGGTGTTTGTAACGCACCTTCTAGGACTCGATGCGCCAATTGAAAAGTTGAAAGAGGTTTATCCTAATGCAATTTTTATAGAAGATATATGCGAGTCGCATGGCGTCGAGGACCCCCTCGGCGTGCGGCGCGGCTCGCACTCTTCGCTCGCAAGCACGTTTAGTTTCTACTATGGTCATCATATGACAACTATCGAAGGAGGGATGATTTCTACAAATAACAAGGAACTCTATGAGCTTATGCGTCTGAAAAGGAGCCATGGACTAGCGCGTGAAATGAGCCCGTGTGAGTTCAAAAAGGCGGCACTAGATCACCCAGCCATCGACCCGCGTTTCTTATTCATGTCTGATGGCTATAATTTCCGCAACACCGAACTGGGTGCCGTGCTTGGGCTGTCCCAACTCAAACGTTTGGATGATTCTATTTCTATTAGGCGGCGTAATTACGCGTACTTCGTAAAGGAACTGGACCATTTGTCGAAGCACGTATATGTACCGGATCCGTCATCCCGTAACAGTAGCTTCGTGTTCCCAGTCATATGTAAAAGCCCGGAACTTATGAAGAGAATAAAAGAAGCCTTTCACAAGAGAGGGATTGAAAACCGCCCTATAGTTGCGGGAAATCTTCTGCGGCAGCCATTTCTCAAAAATTGTGCCAAAGTAGATCTTCCAACCGCTGATATACTGAACGACAATGGTGTGTATGTCGGCAACAATCAATTTGTAACTTTGGATATGGTCAAGACACTTATAGATGTAATTTCCAAAGAAATCAATGAAGGTCATAGTGAGTCTAACCACGATCCCAAGTAGGTTCGACAAATTACCCCTTATCCTTCCAGGTCTCTTGTCTCAGACGTGTCATGAGGTCTGGCTCAATATCCCTCCCCGGTACAACAGGTTCCCAGACTGGGACGGTCAGCTTCCGGATCTTTCCAATTTTGATTCAAAATTAAAAATTAATCGGGACTGTGAGGACCTTGGGCCCGGCACCAAGTTCATGGGTCCGGCTGCCCATCTCGCCCCCGATGATCTCATAGTCTATGTGGATGACGACACCAATTATGATCCTAAATTAGTGACAAACCTTCTCAAGTGGTTCATGACTGACACGAAAAGTGCGTGGGGTCTGAGTGGTTTTAATTTTGAAACGTATTTTGAAGGTAAATTTCCTCGTCAACACGGCGTCCCCTTGGATGTCCTCGAGGGCTATGGGGCGGTCATCGTCAAGGCGGGGTGGCTACAGACGGTCCTACCCGAGTTCAAAGAGCTCTTGGAAGTGACGTGGCACGATGACATGATCTTGTGTAACCTGCTCGAGAAGCACGGCATCAGGCGCAAGACGGTCTTCGTCCCTGAATGCAACTTGGGGCATATTAAGCAGTACCAGTACGGCTTCGAGGCTGACGCGCTTCACCACGTAGCTGGCACGGGTGGGCACATGGCCAACAACCGCCAGATCCTGAAAAACTTTGAAGATAAGGGTAAGAATTACTACAAATTTAAATGCTCGTAGACACGTTTATGTTCTATAACGAGTTTGACGTGCTCGAGCTTCGTCTCGAGTGCCTCGACAGGTACGTTGACCGTTTCGTACTTGTCGAGGCCGAGGTGAACCACGTGGGTGGCCCAAAGGAGCTCTACTTCCAGAACAATAAAGACCGATATGCCAAATGGCTACACAAGATTGAACACGTCATCGTCAAAGCTGACGACGCACCAAAGGATGACAACCCTTGGTCACGCGAAAAGTACCAGCGTGAGTGTGTTCTCCGTGGCATCGCGGACGTGCCCAACGAGGCGATAGTGATGATAAGTGACGTGGATGAGATCCCTGATATGCGGCTAGTGCCGTACGAAAAGCTCCCACATCTCATTTGCTCTGTACATATGTGGATGTTTGAGTATTCTATGGACTACTTGTTTACGGGCGAGCCGTGGTTTGGAACAGTCATAACCAACTGTGAACTCTTCAAGCGGGTAGGACCGAATAATCTTCGGGATAACCGCTGGAAGTTTCCATGTTTTCGCACGGCCGGCTGGCACCTAAGCAGCTTTGGGACGCCTATGCACATCTGGCAGAAGATGAGCACGTACGCACACGCCAAGGATGCCACGCACGTTATTCGCGACCCAGAGACGTACCAGAAGTGGATCGAGGGTGGCGTCCATATCGACGGTCAGACGCAACTCATACCTCGCCCACCCGAGGTATCTCTACCCGCACCTGTCGAAGTTCTTCGTAGACTAAATCTTGGGAATTTCGCATAAACCGCGCCTTGGCCTTGAGGAGCTTCATAATGTCATCAATGTGCATAAACTTGAAGAAACGCCGCTTGGCGCTCATGGCCTGGAAAGACCCAGAGCGCTCCTCTATCAGTCCCTGAGCCACAGGCCACGTCACCTCTCGAAGGTCACTCAATTCAGCTTCTAAATTGTCAAGCCGGCGGAACACGTGACGCTCAAACTCGGAGAGGGACCCCATTGTAATAACAGAACCTCAAACGTTTATTTGTCCCCACAATTGTAATTTATACACATGGCGGCGGCGACTGCGAACAGGAGCCCAAGCCACTGAACCCAGTGTGTGAACTTTTCTCCAAAAAACAGCCAGGCTGTGATCGCACCCCCGATCACAATCATGGCTTCCCACATAATACACGTCCACATCATACTCGAGCTGCTCAGGGTCTTTATCAAAAAGAACAGAACCGCCATCCAAGCCAGCACACCGAACATGAGGTTGTGGTGCTTGCCCTCATCCGCGAACCACTTCAGGTGGGCGTTGCCTATGAGTTCGGCGGCCGTCATGGCCAGTACGTACATAAAGCTCATCTCTTGTAATTCCTGAGAAACTATTTTCAGAACAAAATTCAGATGGACAACTGGATACCCTGGTTGGCCTCGTGGTACCCGGTGCCTCCCCTGAACAGACGTGCCCGGGAAGTAATTTTAACAATTTTGTATAAAAACCCACTTGAATTACGGGTGGCTATTTTAACACACCAAATAAGGAAGATGTTCTCTAACAGTCTATGAAGGCGGCGCTTATAACGGGTGTGACGGGCCAGGACGGTAGCTACTTGGCCGAATTTTTACTCGAAAAGGAATATTCTGTTTATGGACTAGCTCGGTACTGTTCCGAGCGAAAGCACGAGAGGATCGAGCACCTTAAAACTCATCCAGAATTCAGGCTCCTGGAGGGGGACCTGACGGACACGGCCCGTATCAACTCCATAGTGTGTACCCTCGGGTCAACCTATGACCTTGTTGAGGTTTATAACCTCGGTGCCCAGTCTCACGTGAAACTCTCCTTTGAGCAACCCGAGTACACGGCGAATGTGGACGCCATGGGGACCCTTCGGATTCTGGAAGCAATTCGTCAATTCAATTTTGGTTCAAAATTCAAATTCTATCAGGCTGGGACGAGTGAAATGTTCGGTAAGATTCAGGAGCCGGTTCAAAATGAAAACACACCCTTTTACCCCCGGAGCCCTTATGGCGTCTCGAAACTCTTTGGGTACTGGATCACTAAAAACTACCGCGAGTCTTATAACCTGTTCGCATGTACCGGCATTCTGTTCAATCACGAATCGGAACGGCGCGGCGCCGAGTTTGTGACGCGCAAGATCACCCTCGGCCTGGCCGAGTGGAAAAAGACGGGCAAACCCATCGAGCTCGGGAACATGGAGGCCAAGCGCGACTGGGGACACGCACAGGACTACGTCGAGGCCATGTGGCTCATGCTCCAACAGCCCGTACCAGAGGACTTTGTGATCGCCACTGGACAGACGCATAGCATCCGCGAGTTTGTGGTTTTCGCCTGCGACGAGCTGGGAGTCACGACCCGCTGGACGGGTTCGGGAGTGGACGAGACCTGCGTCGACGTGGCAACTGGACAGGTTATCATAAAGGTGAATCCAGAATTCTATCGTCCGGCAGAGGTGGATGTGCTCATCGGTGACGCCCGAAAGGCTCAAGATCAGTTGGGCTGGCGGCCAAAGACTTCGTTCCGTGAATTAGTTAAACGGATGGTCAACAGTGATTGTAAATGAAGTGGCTGTTCATCGGCCCTCGCCTCTTGGCGGGTATAGGTCAGGTTACGAACCGCTACGCGGAGTTGCTTCGCGGCAATGGACAGGACGCGGAGTATGTGGAATTTGGCCAAAGACCCACCAATACGCGGTACGACAGGGGGTTCGCTTTCGTTCTCCCGACCGATGACCACATCAAAATGGTTGATCAGTACGCTTCAATTTGCGATTCAATGATGTACATGACTATTTGTGAGACTGAGCCAGTCAACCCCGCCTACGGAAAGTTGGCCAAGTACGGCACTTTGTATGTGGCGTCTGACTTCTGTAAGAAGGTTTTTGAGAAGCAATTTCCGGATGTGAATTGGAAGATCCTTCACCTGTACGCCGAGGGGACGCCATCTGTGCCCAAGTCTCTTACGGGGCCCTATATTTTCTATAGTATCGGAAATATCATGGATCCTCGCAAAAATATCCGTGGACTCATTGAGGCCTATTTGCGTTGCGAATTCAGGGACGCGGCCCACCTCATCCTCAAGGCGACGTGTATTCAGGATGTGACGTGGCGCGTTCCGGGTGTCACCGTCATCAACGGTCTCTTGAGTGACGCGGACCTTGAAAAGGTTCACGAACAGGGTCACTGTTATATCAATTGCTCACATTCCGAGGGGGTCGGAATGGGGGCGGTTGAGGCGGCTCTCCGTAACAAGCCAGTTATAATTACAGACTTTGGAGGCCTGAAAGAATACGTACAGACACCGTGGGTCGTGTCTTGTACTAAGGGCCCTATTGGGTTTGACGACTTTCTATTTACGGCTGATCAAAACTGGGGGTTTCCATCGACCAAAGAGCTCCAAGACTGTATGTGGGACTGTTACAACAAGAAGGTGTCGTCATGGGACCATTCACATACACGCGAGCTTATGCAGACGTTGAAATGTTGCCAGGAGTTCCAGCAGTGACGATCATACCCTTGGGTGCCATGCCCTTGATGGCGTTGGCGGCGTTCTTCAGAGCCTTGATAATCTGCGCCTTTTTCACGGCATTTGCTGCGGCGTTCAGATTCTTGGATACGTTATTCAGACCCAGGGTCTTTGCCTGGTTGGCGGCGGTGCGGAACTGGTTGTTGGCCGCCATGGCACTGTTGGCGGCGGCATTCGCCAGACGGTTGGCGTTGCCGGAGTTGCCCATGGCCGCCTGTCTGGCCGCCGCAACCATCTGGTTATTGGACTTGACCGTGTTATTCACGGCTGCATTAAGCGAGCGATTCATTTATAAATTCTAAATATTAAAATTTAGGGCTCGATGGTCCTGAGCTCTTAGTGTCCGCTGCGGAAGCAACCCAGTAATGGGACCCGTACACTACGAGAGCAACCACTAGAGAACTCGAGAGCAAAAAGCTCTTGGTAGAATTGAGGTAGAGGACGGTGTCGTCCAGGACCTTGATGCCTGTGGGTTTCTTTATCAAGCGGGGGACGATATAGACGAGCAGAAAGTTGATGACTAGGGCGGCCCAGACGTAGTTCCAGTTGAACTCTTCCATTCGTTACACTTGGCTCACATTTTTTCTGCGACGCTATGCTTCTTGCAGAAGGCCCCGCAGGTGGCCTTGAACCCGCAGCGGCGGCCCTCGAGTGTCAGTGCCTTGCAGCGGAGCGCGTCGTGCAACACCGGCTTGGGGCCCTTCTTGGCCGTCCCCTTGTTTACTGCGACCGTTTCGCTGGGCTTGGGGACCTCGGTGGTGACCAGGGCCTTGTGCTTCTTGGCCTCGATCTCTTGGGCGTGCTCTCGAGACCGCAGGAGGGTGTCGGCCAGCTTTTCGGGGAGGGGGTGCCCGCGCGCAACCGCGTCGTTGTAAAACTGCTGCCAGAGGGGTCCACCCTTGCCTTTTGGAGGGTGTGAGAGGTGCTTTGCGGCCGAGGCCGTGGGAGCTGCTGTGGCGCGGGCCCGCCCTTCCGCGGCGGTGCCGAGAGGTGCGCGCCACTGGCTGTAGGTGGGGCGGAGCTTCTGGAGGTCCATGGTTTGTTTGGTTTGATACCGTGTATCAAACCCAGGACCCTAACCTGGACAAGACACGTTTTTTTCGCCACCCCAAGTAGGAATGTCGCCCCGCCGCCCTTCTGTATCGGGCCTGAATTTTAGCACGTGGATGCGCGCCAATGCAGGTCGTGCCGTGCGTCACTACAAAAAACGGACCAGCCCTTCTTCCGGCAGCCACACATCTCCAAAGACCGCCGCATCCCTTGTGCGCCTTCGCAACAGTGCCCTTCGCAAGGTTGCGACCCTACAGGGATATAACGCCGCCATTCTGGCCCGAAACCAAGCCCGTGTCAAGAAGATGCTCAAGGAGATTGCCAACTACGAGTCGCGTCGGACCCACAAGCTGGTGCGCCAGCCAAGTGGCTCATACTCACTCGCGAGACGCACTTAAAAATTACAGGCGAATAATAAGTAGAAATGCAGATCTTCGTCAAGACTCTGACTGGCAAGACCATCACCCTCGAGGTGGAGGCTAACGATTCTATCGCAAACATCAAGGCGAAGATTTCCGACAAGGAAGGCATCCCACCGGACCAGCAGCGCCTAATTTTCGCCGGAAAGCAGCTCGAGGACGACCGTACAATGGCCGACTATAATATCCAGAAGGAGTCGACCCTTCACCTTGTTTTGAGACTGCGCGGGGGAATTCATTAAAAATTAATATTTCCCAATACTAAATGGCGTTCCGTATTCAGGATCCATCATCTAAATTATTTTGGGAGGTTGACGGCGGCGATCGTATTCGCCTCGGCGACAAAGGTTCAGTCTATACCCACGATAGCGCCACCGGTTTTATCGTGAATGTGGACACGGGCAAGCCTCTCCGTGTGGCGGGCAACAAGATAGTCGAGGGCGACTGGGCATCATTCTGGGATATTACAGATGGTATCATCTCCATAGATGGCGAGCACATCGCTCAGTATGACGAAACCTCGTCCAGTCTGCGTGTGGCGAGCGCACCCGCTTCATGGGTTCTGATTCCAGAGGTCGAGACGGCCCCAGAGGTCGAGACGGCCCCAGAGGTCGAGACGGCTCCAGAGGTTGAGGCGGCCCCAGAAGTTGAGGCGGCCCCAGAGGTTGAGGCGGCCCCAGAGGTTGAGGCGGCCCCAGAGGTTGAGGCGGCCCCAGAGGTTGAGGCGGCCCCAGAGGTTGAGGCGGCTCCAGAGGTTGAGACTCAGGCCGTCGAGGAACTTAAAGATATCGAATAACTCTTCTAATAATGGAGCCTAAGGTTGAGAATTATGTAGAGGACGGTATCGCTTATACAAAGGTCAATGGAACACGAGGTACTCTGAATTTCCATGACGCTCAGACACTTATTAGCCACGCGAAACAGTTATCAAAAGACTCTAAATATATCGAGACGGGCTCTTATTTGGGTTGTTCATCTCTTCTGATCGCTCTTTATTCTAACGCCACCGTATGGGCCCATGATATATGGGTAACCGACTGGTCGGAACTCAAGGGGTGCCCACCCCCAGAGGTGAAGGATTACTTTTACGAGTTTTATAGCGCCGTAAAAAAGAATAAACTGGAGAATAGAATTATCCCTATTCGTGGAAACTCTGTGTATACTGTCGGTATTCACGATGACGCAAGTATAGATCTGGCTTTCGTTGATGGCGACCACTCCCATGAAGGCTGTTTACATGATCTCCGAGCCGTTTGGCCCAAAATGAAAAAGGGTTCTGTAATTTTAGTTCATGATTGTGTACAAAATTCTGAGCCACTCTCGGCCGTTAAAACATTCACACAAGAGAAAAACGTTACTTTTGATATTATTCCAGGAACATGGGGTATGGTTAGAATAATTTCTCAGTAACTTTTAGATATGAAGATCCCGCCTTCTAAATGGGGTCCCCACTTTTGGATGACTTTACATATCGCGTGTCTAGGGTGTCAAGACGCCAAGGTTCTCGCAGACTTTGTGGAGGGGTACAAGGAGATTATACCCTGTCTGTCGTGCCGTGACCACTTTGAACAGGTTCTGGTCGAGAACCCAGTACCGGAGGCTGACGACCTTTTCAAGTGGTCGGTCGACGTTCATAATATCGTGAACAAGCGCCTAGGGAAACCAGAGGTTTCATACGAAGCCGCCTTGGCGAACATAGTCACCGCGACGCCACCCCCTAAATTTGATTTCAAAATTGCGGTGATCATCTTGCTCTTGTTTGTAATTCTGTTTCTGATTTTTAATCGTAAATAGAAATAAGAAATGGCTGGCGGGATCTTTCCAGGTCGGCCATTTTCGTTCAACCTAAAATGTATAGTGTTCACTCTGCTTCTTGCCGCGGGTTATTGGTTTGCCCCACACAAGAATCTCTGGGTCCTTGCGTTCCTCGTATGGTTTCCTTATATCGCCCTTGCGTGGTACGACTACGCATACGCGTGCCGTGACAAACTGGATCCCACGATAGTGCCCTTTGGCCGGATGTTTTGGTTGCCATTCAAGCCCCAGGGCTACAAGGATGAATTCCACAAGATGGCTGACGAACAAATTCAGACCATGAATCAGGTGGACCATCTGGTTGGGTGGACGGCGGTTGCTGGTTTGGTGGCGTTTTTTTTACTTCGTAAAAAGTAATGGTAGAGTGCCCAAACGTAGAGGGTGTCCCAGAAGTTCTGACCGAGGCGGTCGCCGCCCCAGAGAACTTCGAAATGGAGGAGGTTTTTTCAAACACAATTAAATTTGGAAAGTTTGCGCTTCTCGCACTCCTTCTGATTTTGAGCTTTATCAACGGTCACAAGGAGTACATTGCGGAAAGTCCGCGCAAGTTCATGTGGGACAATTTCACCGTAGGCTTGACGTCGGCGATCGCCATATCCATTATCGCCGCCATGCGTGGCCGTTCAGATTTGATCCCAAGCTTGGCCTTTATATCGTTCCTTCTCTTTTTCGTGTACAACGTATTCCGTGAACTTTCTGGGTTCAATGTCATAACCGACCCCACAAAACAGACGCAGGGCGAGGCCAAACAGAGCAAGGTTCTGAAATTTCCAGCGTTAATTTTAATTGTAATTTCAATTGTGGTTCTGGTGGGTATGGCTATCAAGGCGAAGGTGGCGCACCCCCTGGGCTTTGGCCGCTTGGCGGGTGAGGCGCTCTTTTTAGCCGGTTTCACGGCCCTTGGCGAAATGTTGGTGGCCAAGAATCACGGTGAACACGGTGCGGCCATAGCGATGACGGGCGCTGGTAATTTCGCATTGTTTTTCATGTTTCATATTGTTCTGCAGTATGGTGGTTTCTACAACCACGTGTTCGCGGCAGGTGAGGCCCTCCCGAAAGAAAATTAGGGTCTTGTGTTGGCCACCTCAGCTAAAGCCAGTAGGCACTTATCTAATAATGAGCTATGAACGGCTCACACACGTTGAGCATATTCTCAAACGCCCCGATACTTATGTCGGAACCCTCCCTCCCGAATCCGCCTCCTATTGGATTCGAGACGGGGAGCATTTCAAGCTTTCTGAGCTTTCTGTTTCACCTGGCTTGGTGAAGATCTTTGATGAGGTCTTGGTCAACGCCATTGATCAGTGGTCTCTCCACCCCAAGAAGGTGGCGAGCATCAAGGTGGCCGTGGCGAGTGATGGGACAATTTTAGTTGAAAATTCAGGAGTTTGTGTCCCCATCAAGAAACACGAGAAGGAGCGGGACTCCAAAGGAGTTCCGCTCTGGATCCCTGAGCTCATCTTTGGGCACCTTTTGACCAGTTCCAACTACAACGATGAGGAGCAGCGCGTCACAGGGGGGCGGAACGGCTACGGTGCCAAACTGGCCAACGTATTTTCATCTAAATTTTGGATCGTCATCAGTGACGGCAAGAAGGTCTACCGTCAGATGTGGTACGACAACATGAGTCGGTGTGACGCGCCTATTATTGAAGCGACATCTGAACCTATTGGGGTTCGCATAGGGTTCATTCCAGACTGGCCGCGGTTTGGAGGCGTGGGCAACTTTCGTGCGGTGGCTGAGAAACGCACGTGGGACGCCGCCATGTGGTGTGGAAAATGCCAGGTTAGCTTCAACGGCACCTTTTTGGACGCCAAGTCTCTTGAGGAGTACGCCAAGATGCACGTCGGTGATGTGCCGATCGCCAAAATGCACACCGAGAACTTCGAAGTGGTCGTGGCTCATTCGCCGAGCGGGGCGTTTCAGCAGTGCTCGTGGGTCAACGGTATCGCCACCACCAAGGGTGGCAGCCACGTCGACAAGGTCGTCAAGGCGCTGTGCGACGCCATCGCGGCCGACAAGCGCGTGACCGTAAAGCCTGCTCAGATCAAGGCGGCGCTCTTTGTGTTTGTACGGGCCGTGGTGATCAACCCCACCTTCAGCAGTCAGACCAAGGCCGAGTGTACTTCAAAAATTACAGATGCCATTGATTTGAAACCAAAATTCGTCAAGGATGTCTTGGCGACGGGAGTCCTGGATGACCTGGTCGCTCTCGGCCTCGCAAAGGTTGACAAAGAGCTCAAGAAGACAGATGGGTCCAAAAAGTCGCGCATCACGGGCATCCCCAAGCTGGACGACGCCAACTGGGCCGGTACTCACAAGTCCCACGAGTGTACGCTTATTATCACGGAGGGAGACTCTGCGAAAGCGTTGGCCATTGCTGGTCTGAGCGTTGTAGGCCGCAACGCGTTCGGCGTGTTTCCACTCCGGGGAAAGCCGCGCAATGTGCGGGACGCCTCTGTAAAGCAAGTGACCGATAATGAGGAATTTTCCAACCTCAAAAAGATCCTCGGGCTCCAACATGGCAAGGTCTATAATTCAGTGAGAGAATTGCGCTACGGCCGTTTGATGATTATGACCGACGCCGACTTGGACGGGTCCCACATCAAGGGTCTGGTCCTCAATATGTTCCACGTGTATTGGCCCAAGCTTATCGAACTCGGTTTCGTCGTGTCAATGGTGACGCCTGTCATCAAGGCGGGGCGCGTGTGGTACTTTACAGAGGAGGAGTTCAGGGCTGCGCAGCAGGCGGGCACCGTAGTCTCCTCTGGAAACATCAAGTACTATAAGGGTCTGGGCACCTCCACAAGCGCCGAGGCAAAGGAGTACTTTCAGAAGATTGAGAAGTTGACGGTGGCTTTCGGCTCGGACCCACGCATGAACGAGTCCATGACCCTGGCCTTTGCCAAAGCCCAAACAGACGATCGAAAGGGGTGGCTGACGAATCATATGGCGGCCCCACCTGCCGGCATCCCATATGGGCACATCAAGGCACTACCCGTCACGGAGTTTGTACACCGTGACTTGGCCAACTTTAGCGTAGAGGATATCAAGCGCTCCATTCCACATGTAGTGGACGGTTTGAAACCTTCCCAACGCAAGGTCATCTACGCCTGTCTGAAGAAGAACCTGACGTCAGACATGAAGGTGGCGCAGCTGGCGGGCTACATCGCCGAGCAGACGGCCTATCACCACGGTGAGGCGAGCCTACAGGGAACGATTGTGAATTTGGCCCAGAATTTCGTGGGCGCCAATAACCTCAACCTCCTCGAGCCCTCTGGGCAGTTTGGCACACGCCTGGCGGGCGGCAAGGACGCGGCCAGCTCCCGTTACATCTTCACACGTTTGAGTCCACAGACGCGCAAGATATTCGATCCGTCTGACAATTCTGTTCTGAAATATGTGATGGATGACGGGCAGCAGGTGGAGCCGGAGTTTTACGCACCAATTGTGCCGATGATTCTGGTCAACGGCGCCGAGGGTATCGGTACCGGATTCAGCTGTTACGTGCCACCGTATGATATTGAGATCATCAAGCACAATATTCAGTGTGCACTTGACCAGGTGGCGATGGTGCCTATGGTGCCACACTTCAAGGGCTTCAAGGGGAAGGTGACCAAGACGAAGGAGCACACGTGGGTCCTACAAGGTGTGGTGGTGAAGGAGGGGACGCAGCTGCACGTGACGGAGCTACCACCCGGTCTGTGGATTCAGGACTTCAAGGAGCACCTGGATGCTCTCGTGGAAAAGGGCACCATCCAGAAGTTTGAGAATCACTCGACGGAGACGGCTCCAGACTTCCGCATTTGGGGGGCGGCCTTCGAACTCGAAGACGCCCCCAAGGAGCTGGGAATGACAAAGACGATCCACACTTCGAATATGCATCTTATTGGCCCGAACGGGGCGGTCAAGAAGTACAACAGCCCGGAGGAAATTCTGGTGGACTATCTGGAGGTCCGTTTGGCCATGTACAAGAAGCGCAAGGCGTGGCAGCTCAAGCAGATCGATGCGGAGGTGAGCTGGCTCTCGGAAAAGTCGCGCTTCATCCGAGACGTGGCGGTGGCCCCGCGGCTCCAAGTGTTCAACGTGCCTCTTGAGCAGATTCATGCCCAACTGCGGAGGGAGAAGTACGACGAGGCTCTGTGGCCCAAGTTACTCGATATCAAGACGTACCAGTACACAAAGGAAGAGGTGGCGAAACTCGAGGCGCTATGTGAAGCCAAGCGGGCCGAACATGCGAAGCTCAAGGCTACAAGTGTGGTACAGTTGTGGAAAAATAACCTGAGTGAAATTTAGATGGCACTTGACAAGGTGCTCGACTTGGAGCGCAAAGCACAGGCGCCTGTGCTAGATTTCTTCAAACGACAGGCACCCCAGGCTTTTGAAAACGTCCTCAATTTTGAACGAAAAATTCAAAAAGACGTCTTCAACTTCTTTAACAAAGAAGTCAAAGAGCTTGTCGTGCCCCCTCTTGTACCACCACCCGCCACCCCCGTTCCAGGTGTGAACGTCGTATTGAATCCAATAGAAATTAACGGGTTCTATTTACTTTCCGGAAATAACTATGTGACGTTCTATGCCACCACCAATAACACGTCCCGCAGCACTATAAGTGAAGGCTGGACACCTACTGGTGTTACAGGCCTGGCCGGGCAGCTCACCGTAAGTAGTGGAATGGACTTGAATTTAACAATGCAGGAAAGAGTTGTGGCTATACCCGGAAACAAGGCGGAGTCATATGTGTGGTCTTTCAGGATCCAATCGGACACTGAACAGACGGTGGCGCCCTATCAATATGTCACGGGTGCCATTCTTTATCCACCTGGTCAAATTGACTATACGTCACTGAAACGCAAGGGTAAAATAACGGGCTACTACGAGGTTACTCAACACGTCACCAAGTACACATTCACTGAAGAACCGCCATCTGGTTTTGGGGTGGGGTGGCGCGTGGAGGACCTCACTGGGTTTGACGTCCCGTTGCGAGTCGTGTCATACACCGACCTCATCATGAACACATGGGTAGGATCATCTTTGGTACCCACTCGTGAGATGTTCGCCATCCTGACCCCTATAGATGGCAGCATACCTGAAAACACAAGCGCCCCTGTCCGCACAAAGGGAACCGTGAAGGAGCCTTCATTCACAACTACATTTGTTCCAGCAAATTTCTCAAACTTCGACACGAGCATTGCAGCCTCCTTACAGAAATTTCAAATTGAAATTGATCAAAATGTGCGAGGTGGCACAACAACAGTACCTCTCAGAGATCTAAATACTGGATTTAAATATGAAAACCAGGAGGTCGGTCCTATAAGTGACGTGACGGGAAGAGGGTTCAGCTCGGGGTCGGTGATGGCGCTACACGCCATAGGTCCGCAAGAGGATCACCTCATATCTGAAGATTTCAAAAAGTCTCAGTGGAACCCTGAATTCAAACGCTATACAAATTCAGTCATGTATCAGCGTATTATTCCCTTGCCCCCTCCCAACCCCTCGTACCAGAACCAGACGATTCAGTTGGAGCTCTTACCTACTGAGCTTGGCCATCTCTTGTCGAACATGTACCTCAAAGTGACTATGCCAGCCTTGCCCACAGGCGCCCAGTACTCCGCTCAACTCGGCCGCGCCCTAATAAAGCAGGTGGATCTGCTCGTAAATGAGACGGTCATAGAAACCCTTTATGACGACTGGTACATCATTCGCGATCAGTTGTTCCTGGACGCGGACGAGCAAACGGGTATGTTCCAAGCGGTCGGAGGTTCGAACATCAACTCACAAGTCTCGACCGATTACATCATCCCTCTCGAGTTTTTCTTTTGCCGTCGCAAGACCCATAACGACCATGACGAAGATCGACTCCGCCGACCCTACTTCCCTCTTTGCGCTATGTGGAACCAGCGCTTGTACGTTCGCTTCACCTTCCAGCCCAACACGTGGTGGTGTAACGTGGCCGCCCCTCACACCACCGACTTGGTGTTGCCAAAACTCGTGACTGAAGAAATTTTACTTGAAAATGCAGAAAAGTTGTACTATACCAACACGCCACTCAAGTATATTGTGAACCGCGTCAAAAAGGAATCTACACTGACATTTTCGGCCGGCAACCCCCAGCTCCAGCTCACCGCCTCCTTTCCCGTCCAGACCCTTGTGTGGTTCTTTAGGAACAAAAATTACGAAGATGTGTCTTCTGGTCTTTATTCAGACTCGCGCTACAACTACGGCTACACGACCCAGTATATTCAAACGGGCATTCAGTTGAACTTCCCTTCGGGTGTGTCCAACTACGTAGACGTGATTGACACTGCTAAAATTACACTCAACAATGTTGATATTCTGAGCACGTTCCAGGGGTCGTTGTACTACACATTCAAACAACCTACGGAACATGGGCTTTCAATTCCTTCAAAAAGTATTTATACTTATTCATTCGGGCTCACACCCAAGGAGTACAACCAGGGTGGGTACCTCAATTTTTCCAAGTTAAACTCACAAACAACGACTCTGACGCTGGTTTTCAACCCGAGCTATGCAACGCAGATTTCTCAGGGGTACAATTTGTATATGTTTTACTATGGCTACACTCTTCTGGAGTTCCAGGGCGGCTTTGCTCGTCTTCCCTATGTTTGATAGGGACCTTCTCGAGGTATTCAATGATGCCGTTCTGTACACACCACCGAAGGAAGTTCAGCTGGGCGCATGTCGTCGTGAACCCCTGGAACTCGACGCGCTCCGTGCGGCAAAAAGGGTCGAACAGCTTCTTGCTGTAGCCATCCAGACTCGACTTGTAGGCCACGTGGACAGTAAACATCTTGCCAGATGGCGTGGTGTACGTCACGTGGTTATTCTTGGCGTAGTTGGTCACAAACCACTCGAGTTTACGAAGGGATATGCCCTTGCGGTGACCCAGAATATCGTGCAGCTTTTCACGATTCTCTGGTACATCGAAAAATTTAGAGAGGCTTGTCAGAAGCAAATCTGACTTGCTCATTGATAATTATGGCTCGCGTCTCTCTAACTATTTTTCCCAAGGCGCCTTGACCCTCTCAACTTGCTTTGGAGGTGGCGGCGGCACCTGCGACTGATGGAAACCACAGTAACCGTTTTCCTTGGGCTCCTTGAGGCATCGCTTCTTGCTCTTCAGAATTCCCTTGCAGAAAGAGCATTTGATATTGGCCGTGTCCTTGATCAACTGGTCTATAGGCAGGTCATAAGCCTTGGAAATAACCTTGAGGGTCTCGGAAATCTGGAGGCCGACGCGTCGCGACACCTCCTCTTCGATGAGTTGGAGAATCTGTTGCTCCATTCTACTTACTAATTTTGGGCGGGAATTGTTTATGCCACCTTCCGGGCGAACATCGACAGGAACGCCTTGCGCGCCTCCACCTCAGTCGTGCTCTCCGTCTTGGCCATGAATTTCTTGTCAAAAATAAGGTCGGCACTGACGAGAGGTTCGAGAAGGTCCTGTACCGGCTTTTTGAACTGGTTGGTGAAATAGTACTGGAAGTCAAGCGGTACATTCTTTTCACGGACCCATGCGGGGTCCTCCGCCTTTTCATACATCTTGCCGTCCCCCTTGACGATCACAAACGCGACGCGGTCACCCTGCTGAGGCTCCGAACCTGGCGCGCGGGCCCTAACCTTGTCGCGGACCGCCACGTGAGGCTGCGGCACCTTGTACTCGGCCGCCAACTGCTTGCTCATCAGCAACTTCTCGATGGGCACCTTTCCCTGAATCAGGGTTTTGGCCGCCTCCCTCGCAGCCGTAATAACCGGATTCGGGTCGCTCGACTCGAGCACCATCTCCAGAAGCTTTTTGAGCGTCTCTCGAACGAAAGGACAGCTGTCGCGTCTGACAACCTGCAGACCCTTGACGTCAATCTTTTTGAACGCCACGAGTCGAGTCCCATCCTCTTTCAGTACAGGCGTCCCATCCTTGTTCGACTTGCCTTCGTACATCTTGGCTGCGTAGCGCTTTTTCGAATACAAAAAGTACGGACAATAAACCTTCTCAAGCTCCAAGTCGTTCGGCGCCTTGAACAGTTTCGTACACTGCTCAGCCGCCAACTCACCCTGCTGCCACGAGTAGTCGATAGCCTCCTGACCCTTTCGACCCTGTACGTCAAACTCCACCATCACAGAGTCCGTGTCCCCATACCGCACCTTGGCTCCCGGAAAGTGCTCCTCAACGTAATTCTTGGTCTCTTCGATCATCTGGCGTCCTCGCATCGTGACGGTACTTGCGATGGCGACGCACGGAAGCATACCTTTGGAAGCGCCTGTAAACCCGTAGATCGAGTTCATACTGATCTTGTAGGCCAGTTGCTGACCGTTGTAGACCGCCTCCATTGGCGTCCCTTCTGCCTGAGCCATCAGCTTTTTGGCCTTTTTGCGATACGCCTTGAGATCCATCAAGATAACTGGGAGCAGGGAGGAAATGGGTTTACCATTTCCGTCGGTCTGGGCAAACCGGTGAGGACCAAACTGCTCGTACTTGACACCCGGCAAGTTGTCGTACCGGGCATTCATAACAAGCGTTGAATAACACAAATTCTCGGCGCACATGATGCTCGGGTACAGGCTCGCAAAGTCCAGGGCCGTGATGGGTGTGTAGTAGGCTCCAGTCTGCGCATCAAGGACCGTCGCGCCCTGATACTGCTCATCTGTAGGGCCGTTCGGTCTACGGAACGTCGGGATGACGAAATTCAACTCGCGGGCCTTTTTGGCCATCTGACTAAACACCTTGATCTGCTGCCCGCGCTCACTCAGAAACGCCAAAGGGACCCAGCACGCCTTGGCCATCTCCACAACGTTCTGAATCTGACACAGTTTCGCCATAAGAGCGTGCGGCAGCTCCGTATCCTTGATACAGTACTCGGCCACCTCTCCTAGCTTGACCGGATCGCCATCCTTGTACCGGCTGAAAATCTCTTTGACCGGCATATCATTCTTCTGATCCTTCAAAAAGTGCTTGGAGACGTTATTCAAAGAGTAGCTCTCGAGTTTGTGCTCACGCTTGACATCTTGGAAAAGGTCGAAAACGTACCGGCCCTTCATAGGCACCATCTTAAGCTCGTTGTTTCCAAGGGCACTCGAACTGAGGTTCTTTTCCACCAGTTCCGCCACCTCCCCGCGGATACGGCCCCACACGGGGCTCAGACCGCAGTGAATCGTCGCGCGGATAATCAGAAACTCCAAATCGAACCCGAAGATGTTCCACCCCGTGATAATGTCCGGATCAATTTTGATAAGGTACTTTTGGAAGGCGACCAAAAGCTCCCTCTCGGTCTCAAAGCATTCCACGTCAGGTCCGGCAGTCTGCTTGAGGCACAGGCACTTGCGGTCCAGAAAGCCCTCTTTACCAAATTCCTTGGTTGTCATACCAATCTGAAACACGACATCGTGTGGGTTCTTGGGGTCCGGAAAGGCTCCCGTACTCGAGTAACACTCAATATCGAACGACATGATACGAAGAGGCGCAAAGTCATCCCGGGCCAGTGGAGATATACATCTCCACGCCGGGGCCCACAGGTTCACCTCGCACGTCGACTCGGCGTCAGGTTCACAAAGCCCTGGCTCGATCCAACCTGTCGACGTACATCCAGACACGTGCATGAAACGCAAGACGGGGTCTATGTTCGACTCGTAAATCTTACACCCGGCAAGTTCGGGATGTTTGTTGTTGTCAACACAGTACGCAAAGCTCCGAAGGGCCCTGTGCGTCTTGAATTCCACCTTCAAAAAGCGCGAGAGCTCTCCGTTCTGAAACCCCCATAGATCCTTGCCGCGGTGAACCTCGCACGACACGAGGCCACGCCAAAAGGTGCTCTTGATGAAGCTCTTGAGGTCCTTGTCCGTCTTGATGAAACAGTACGGGTTGAATTTCGTCCCGAGGGAGACGGAGCTGCCGTCCTCGGCACGACCAAAAATTCTGATCGTAAATTGGTCATCCTGATCCTGGCCGTCCCATGCGACGGCCTGGAAGGCTTTCATTGTTTTTTAAACGCTTCTACTTCTTAACTGAAAAGTTCCAGCTTGGCGCGGCGGCGAGGGCTTTGAACTCGGGCAGAGTGTAGTAGCCGGTGAACTCCGGGTACTTTTTATTTACAACGTATTTAACCTGGCGATGATTGTTGGTTTCTAACGTTCCGTTTTTTGCTTTGAAAACATACGCACCTGACGCCTTGGTGAAGCCCACCACCCTGCGAGGGGATCTCTTGGGGCTTGGGGTCTTGCGACGCGGGCTCGCGCTCTTGGTCTTGCAGAACTTGCCGAAGCAACTGAACATTTATATTAAGTTATTTAATTTCCTGTAGACCCGAAACCCGCCGCGCCGCGCTCCGTCACGAGGCCCGTACACTCGCTCGGCACCTCGACCACCTCTGGGGTGACGCACTGCTCAAGAATCAGCTGGGCGATGCGGTAACCCGGACGGATCACAAAAGGCTGGTTGACGTCCAGGTTCTGCAGGACCACCTTGACCTCACCAGTGTAGTCGGGATCGATGACGCCCGCCAACGTGTCCAGACCGTGCTTTACGGCCAGTCCACTGCGAGGTGCAATGCGTCCATAAGTTCCCGGCGGGAGACTGACTGTGATACCGGTCGAGACGACCACACGGCGGCCAGGCAGTACGACGTAATTGTCAATGCTGAAAAGGTCATAGCCAACGGCACCTGGGGTTGCGCGCGCAGGCAGAATTGCATGAGGTACCAGCTTAGTGACATTGAGTGCCATTGTACATAACAAACAAGCCACACCTTTATATAGAGAACTGAGCCGCCTAAAAAGTAAATGGCCATCAAGTCGCTTCTGCTTGACATCGATGGCGTCATCGTGCGCGATCGCCTTCTGCTCGAGCACGTCAAGGACAACTGTGTAAAGTATGTGAGCGCCAAACTCCCAGAGGCCAAGAACCCCCGGGATGTGAACAAGATCCTGTATATGACGCACGGCCACACGGCTCGGGGCCTCCAGAAGGCTTTTCAGGTGGATGCGAGCGACTTCAACGCCAAGGTGTACGACAAGCGCCTCTTGGAGCACCTGGCTGAGGTCATCTATGGCACCGAGTTTCAACTAGAGGCCAAGGAGATCCACGCATTGACCAAAAAGGAGTGGAAGGTGACCCTGTTTACGAATTCACCGATCGAATGGGCCGGTCCTGTGGCCCGTGCGATTAGTGATGAGATCCATGTTGTGTGTGCGGGTTCGGATGCCACCACGGGCCCCCTCAAGCCCGAGGCGGATATGTACACACAGTTTCAGAAACACCTGACGCACATTTACGTTGATGATTCACTGAAAAACCTGGATACGGCCAGATGGCTGCCAAACTGGCACCCGATACTCTTCAACCAGGACGCCAAGGAGGATCGCCTCTGGTGTCCTCAAGTTGGGTCTATTTGGGAGACGTGTCTGTTTGTAAACTCGGTCGACCAGTGGATCCATGATAATCACTTCAAGTAGAAGTGTCTTTGGATATTCTGTACAAAATATAGTCCAGGTCAAGGAATAGCATTTCTATATTTTTAGTCAAAATTCGTTGGTAAGAAAAGCTAGGGTCGAGTTGTTTAGCCAGCCCCTCGAGGAGTGAATAGGTCCTGAGGATCACAAGGGTCGTGGAGTCCAGTTCGACCGGAACCTTCGATGCCTTTTCACGAATTTCAGGGGAATTCACAGTGAAGGAGCTCAGGTCAAGCGTGTTGAGATATTCAAAATACTGTTTAACAAAAATCTTGGTCACCTCCCGATCACGGACAGTCATCCCCATGAGGACCATATTGTCCATGACCGCATCGACGTTGCTCGTCTGAACCCCATATACAAAGTCGCGTATCGCGGACTTGTACGTGTCCGTCACCTTGATGATGTTTCCAAAGTCGTACAAGACGAGAGACCCTGATGAGCCCAGACCCAGGTTCCCCGTGTGTAAGTCGCCGTGAATGACCCCTTCGTAGAGCAGCTGCTCGAGGAACATATTGATGAGCCGTTCAGCCTTGAATGGCGCCTCGATGCGTTCAGAGGGCGTGTAGTCCATGACTATGACGTCATCGTTCGACAGACGCGAATAGGGTCGCGGGATCCTGACGTCATCACGGTCTCGGTACATGTCCCGGAACAGGGCTATGTTTTGGATCTCTTTTTTGAAATCCAGTTCTGCCAGTAGCCCCTGTTCAAACTCCTTGAGCCAAGGATTCATGAATTCTATTCCGAAATTGGGGATCAGGGACAAGAGGCTCGTTCCGGTTCGAATCAGGTCCAGGTCTTCTTTAATCTGCGCCTCAATTCCGGGTCTCTTGAATTTTAAAACAATATTCTTATTCTTCAACTTGGCCCGGTGGACCTGAGCTATGGACGCCGATGCGATAGGCACCGGATCAACCTCGGAAACTTCCTTGGGAATTTTATTCTTAAATTCAGAAAAGTCTACGGGTGACACATTGTCCCTGAGGGGCGCCAGGTCCTTTGAGAATTCCTTTCCAAAAATGTCGGGCCTGTTGGAGATGAACTGACCCACCTTTATGTATGTAGGCCCTGCACCATCAAGAGCCTTGCGGAGCCACTTGCCCCGTTCTGCGGGTGGAACCATCTTGAGCCCGACTCCTATTTCCAGAGGCCGGACTGAACGTGGTGACCGTAGACGCGGAAATGACGGAATCATTTCCCTTCCCTATTAATGTTTCCCTATTTTATTTGTAAATCTAAGCACGGCTACAATACCCCTAACAATACAAGCGCATATGTGACGGTACATTCTTACTCTTCGTCAACAATATCATCTTCGTCACCCCGCCACATATCCTGCGTCTTGTCGAAAAAGTCCTTGATGAACTGCTGCTCCTCCTTGGCCGTCTTCTTCAGAGCCTCGTGGATCTCCTTGAACGAGTCCATGCGCTTGGACTCGGCCACGCGGCGGGCACGGGCCAGACGCTTCGGCAGCTTGAAAACAGGCTGGGACTTGGGCTCGGGGGTCGCACAGGCACGCACCAAAAGCATTAATATTATTATAGTTTTTATTTTTAAGTGATGGCGTGTTGCCAGGGTCCGGACCCTCTGTACGTCGTCCTGCCCTATTTCAACTTTTGCGGGTTCAGGCGGCGCCGTCAATTATTTATTGAATTTGTAAACAGAATTTCAAAGACGCGAGGCATCAGGGTGGTCGTGTCAGAGGCTCTGGGACCTGAGCCACTTCCTAACTTGCCCGTGTGGCACCACTTGAAACTACAAACTCCCCACCCCGTGTGGATCAAAGAGAACCTCGTGAACCTGGCCGTCACCGAGTTTCCAGCCGACTGGAAGTACATGGCGTGGGTCGATGCGGACCTCACATTTTTGAATGTAAATTGGGTCCAGGACACCGTGACAGAGCTCGCGTCTTATGACATCGTCCAGCTGTTCCAGACGGCCGTGAACCTCGGGCCCACAGGAGAGTCCCTCAAGATTGACAAGAGTTTCGGCTATATGCACCGGGATAGCGGGACGCAGTATACGAAAACGGACCGGTACGGCTTTTGGCACCCCGGTTACGGCTGGGCCTGTACACGCAAGGCGTTCGAGCAGATGAACGGCCTCATAGACTGGGCCATCCTCGGCTCGGGTGACAGGCACATGGCGCTCGCGTGGATAGGCCGCGTGAAAGACTCGGCACCTGGCAACATTCACGCCAACTATGCAGCCCTCCTTGACGATTACCAAAAGGAGTGTAGAGGACTGGAAATTTCCTATGTTCCCGGTACGATCCTTCACCACTGGCACGGCCGCTTCGAGGACCGCCGGTACAAGGAACGCTGGACAATTTTGACCAAAAATAACTTTGACCCGTGTAATGACATCTCGTCTACAGAGAAGGGTGTTATGCAGCTGAGTCGCAAAGGTTTTCGATTAATAAAGGAACTTCAGGAATATTTCACGGGACGCCGGGAAGATTCTTGAAAAACCGTGTCGTGTAGGGGTCAGAGGGACCCTAGAGTTGGTGTTGATACACCAACACCCTCAAATGAACGCCATCCAGCGCGAGTACCTTCGCAACGCCCGCAAGGCTATCCGGATCGCAAACGACGTCAAGTTTAACGACTTCGCTTACAGTCTGCAGGTTTCGTGGGCCGAGTCGTACTGGCACAACTACCTCAAGTCAGTACAGGCGCGGAATTTCAGGGCTCAGCTGGACCAGCTCAAGGAGCTTCTGGAGCGCAAGGACACGCGTGGAGCCCTGCGTTATCTGGAGGGCCACTAGCGCCGCAGGTTCTGGTCAGGGTCTGCGCGCGTCGCGTACCACGCCACTGGCGCCTTGCGCTTCGTGACCAACACGTACTTGTACACGCGCGCTATGGCCCACTGTGACGCAGTGGCGCCTGGGCGGCTCCCGCCCGTCTTCCAGGCCTTGAGGCCTCTGTTGTAGACCGTGTTGAGCGTCGAGCGGCTGATTCCCGTCCGACGCGCAATAGCCTCTTTGTTGAACTTCAAACCTGGATATGTCCTGTGAAATAAAAGAGTCCATTTTGATTTACGCTTCGTCCCTCCCCTGTTTGACCGTCCCATGCGCAACTTGCTATAGGGCACCCGTTTGCGTCTCATGAGTTCCAATTCCCTTCTTAATTTCATGGAGCGGCTCAATCCAGAAAAGTACCGTTCAGGCCAGGCGCGTCTGAGTGTGACATGTCTAGGTCTCATTAATTCTTACTGAGAGTTAATTTTAATATTTTATAATAGAAATGCTTCGCAACAGAAACACCAACAACCTCATGGAGGAGCTCGAGGGGCGGCGTGCGGCAATCCAGCATGCCCAAGCCATCGGTCTCCCAGCGTCCTACACAAATTTCCACCGGAATCAGATGCGCCCAATTGAGAGCGAGTTGGCGCGTCGGTGGCGTGAGGAGGCCATGACCAGAAATGAGCCTCGCCGCCGTACTCGCGCCGCCAAAGTTATTCAGAAGGCTTTTAAAAATATGTATTACAAGCCAACTAATAATAATAATAATGTAACGGGACTGCGTGGCCGTGGATACCGCAAGGCCATCGCTCGCGCAACGGGTCGCGCCAACACTGAGAACCTCAACCGGAACGCACTCCGGATCGCGCGCCTCAACTATAACGCGCGTTTCAATGAAGGACAGGGCAGACTCGTTCAGGCGCGGAACATGGCGAACAACCTGAGAGCACAGTACGGCGCGAATGCCGCGAACAACGCCCTCAGACGCGCACGCAACGCAGTCCGTCGCGAGAATGGATTATAAATTCTATACTAAAATTAATGGATAACCTGGCCATCCTAGGCCCTAACAAACTTCTCAACAAGAGTCTACGGAAGAACGCCCGTAGACTCGTGAAGACGACTATAAATAAGAATTGGTTCAAAGAGGCGTACAAGTTCAGTAACCGCCACTATACGGTTATAAATGGACAGGGAAAGTTGGTGGGCTTTGCATTGGTCAACAAGAATCACAGAAATCAAAAGGGGGACATGCGTATTCGTCTGATAGGCACCAACAAGGGGAAAGGGATAGGCAGACTGCTTATGAATCGCATAATATCTAACGCACGCAATAGGGGACTAAATACGGTGACGCTCGAGTCGGTTCCAGAAGCTCGTGGCTTTTATAACAAGATGGGCTTCAGACCCATAGGTATAGGGAGCAATATGCGGTTCAATATACAAAGATGACCTTCTCGCCCGTCTCCAAAGCGGCCTTCATCTTCGTGATGAGCTTCTGTGCGCCGTCACGCGGGTAAAACGCCCCGGCCTTGAATTCCTCTTCAAAATTAGCCACGTCCTCTTTTGTGAGGACCATAGTCTTGTTGCCCCACGCCACCCCATCGGCCGGGCGCATCCCTACTGCAGCTGCGTCGTCATAGGCCTTGTTGAAGGCCTCGCGCGTCGGGAAGGCTTTGTCCTGATAAAGGTTGCCGATCCAACTAAGGACATCCGGGTCACTGAATTCGCCAAGCTTGTTGTGCCACTGAGGCTTGGCGAATTCAAGGAACTTGCGCTTAGGCGCGTACTTGATAGGGACTGTTGCGAACTTGACGAGGGCCATTTTTGGTTGGCCTAGGCTTCTTGTGAGAAGCCTTGGGGGTCACAAGACGCGATTTCTTCCAGTATCGCAATCTTCCGACGCATGAGATCTTCGATGGTCCCCATGTCCATCATCGCCAATGTTTTCTTGGCGGAAATAACCGCCTCGAGAAGGTGAATGTGTTGGTTGGAGTATTGACTGTATACGGTTTTCTGAATTTCATCCTCGGCAATTCCACGAAGACGACATTTAGCCTCTAGTTCAGATACTTGGGCCTTGTGAGTCTCGAGACGCTTCAAGGCCTCCTTGAGGTTATTCTCATGCATCTCTCGCATCTTCCCGTAGTCCCACTTGTTTTGGGGGATGTTGCGTACATACTTGATGGCTTCGTTGACTTTGGCGAGGCTATCCATTTTAGGTGCTTTTTGAGCATTCGCAAGGTCCCTAGGTCGGCCAAGACACGATTATTTCTCCCGGGCCGTCTTTGTAACTCTAGTTACAGGTAAGAATTTACCGTTAACCTTAGAGGCATTAAAATTGAGCTTCAATGGGGCGAGGATCACTTCACGCTCTTCATTCATATTTCGTAGGTTAATAAAAGGGATATTTCTAATCAAGTTTGTATTTAGTTTTAGTATGTATCCCCCGTTTGTGAACCCATTGGCTATATTCCTATTTGTAGTCCATGAACTCCAACTCGAATAAGTTCTTATATTCTTGGTATTCTTTACGCTCACACCTCTGTAAAGGTACTTGGGGAGATTTTTACCCGTGAACATTGACTTGAGCTCATTTTTCCAGCGGATAAATTCAGACTTTAATTGTACATTGCCGGGGTTATTTTTCAAGTAATTATTAAGTGTGTTATTTGCAGCTGCTCTGATTCCTTTATAAAAGGGGCCTTTCCAAGCTGTTACCCCGGACAAGGTTTTTAAACGACGGAGTCTCTCATTTCTACGGGCCGCCGCCTGCAAATTGGCGAGCTGCTCCGGGGTCATGTTCCTGATGTGTATCCAGGTTAAAATTCCTAAACGTCATCTCTCCCGAGCCATCTGACGTATGGCGTTTATAGCCTGGTTTTGAGGCATGCTTTCAAGTACCATCCTCTGTGCATTCGTAAGGCCCAAATTCAGGTTTGTGAGCGTCTTGTGAATGCTAATCTTACCGTTAGCATTGCGGCTCCACGTGATGCGCGTGTTGTTTGCAGGTCCGATACCGTGCACCCGTCTGTGTGCGTTGTTTGCCGGGGGCGGCGATGTACGGCGCGGGGACGCCCGCTTCGGCGGGCTCGGAGTTTTCTTTCGATGGCTTTCACCTATGAGGTTTATTTTTTGATGGAACACACCCTTCTCGAAGTTCCTGAAGTTGGCGCGGGCACGTTCCATTTCCGCCTCGTGACCTCGTAGCCAAGTCTTGTCTTGAGCTCGGGCTATCAACGGACCGGCGAATTTGTGTTTTTTAATTACACTCGAAATCACATTTTTACTCATGAGACGATAGTTGTCTTTTATTTTTCTGAGTTTTCTCAGTTTTTTGATATTTTCTTCATTTACACCGATTTTGTGTACGAGTTTATCCAAAACTGCAGTTGCGTTTACCAAATTAGAGATTGTTGCTTGCATTTGATTCGATGCGATTTGTGTCCGAATAGCATTGTATGGAGCCCAATACGAGTCACTCAATTCTCGGGTTGCCCTTTTGTATGCATCCTTTTTTTTACGGTAATTATATGCAGCCGCCAATAAAGCGCGTTTTTGTACGAGAGTCAATTGGGACATACTTTAGGTTGAGATTTATCTCTGCCGGGCCATCTGACGTATGGCGTTTATAGCCTGTTTTTCAGGCATGCTTTCAAGCACCATCCTCTGTGCATTCGTCAGTCCCAAATTCAGGTTTCTGAGCGTCTTGTGAATGCTAATCTTACCGTTGGCGTTGCGGCTCCATGTGATGCGCGTGTTGTTGGCGGCACGCACGGGTGAACGCCGAGCCCCACCCATGATGCCAAGGTTCGCCTGGCGCGCCAAGGTTGCCGGTGACCTCGGGCTCGGGCCTTTGACTCGCTGGGGTGCCTTTCTTTTGAGATACTTCTTGGCGGCCTTTCCAATTACACGCGCCGCCGCTTGACGTCTGTACTTTGTTAGGTTATTAGCCGGAAGAGGAGCGGTGCGCTTTTTGGGTTTCAAAAGGGTCCAGTTTATAGTACCCTCCTTTGAAAGAAGTTTAAGCTGCTTGTTGTTCATTGTTTTCACGGTTTCAAAGTTTTCGTTTGCACTTTTCGCCGCCCACGCAAGTTCTTTAAGGGTTGGGAGGTGGCGTTCCGGACGCTTGGCCGGTGAAGGTTTCCTCCGGGCCGTGTACACGACGGGCTTGAGCAGTCCTTCGGCGGCGAAAACGTTGCGCAAGGGTCCAGCCTTCGAGATATTTGCAAGGGCGAAGGGAATTCCTTCTCTTGTAAAGCGTCTGAAATTTTGAACTTCCGTTTCGGGAAGATGCGGCGGTACACGGAGACCTAGTTTACCCACCCAATTAGCGCCCATCTTGGGTACGTACCCGTACATCCACCGCCGGACCATTATTTTATTTTCAAGGTTTGCTATTTTTTTTTTCAATTTCTTAGTAGTGTAATTGGCTGGGTTTGCATTTCGCGCACGGTCCGCATTTTGAATACGTGAAATGTTAGGTTCTGAAAGTCCGTTCCCATGATTATTTTCCCAATACCAAAGCCAGTTGCGTGAGTTGCTGGCGTTGTGATAAGTGTTGAGAAATTTCAAGTTTGCTATAAGCTGTTCTAGTCTCTTTAGTTCCGCCTGGTTTGCGGCATTAGCCTTTTGATATGCAGTCGGCATCACCACTTGTGTTAAGCTGATATTATTTCCGGCTGGCCCGCAAAGTGGATAGGGCAACGTGGCGCGCGTGCGTCAAAGTACATATAGTCGTCAAGTCCGTGCCAGACCCCCCTGTGCGTCCCGTGGCGACCCTGTACCCACCCATCTCCATATGGTTCTATATCTACGTAAACCTCCCACGTGTACACGTCATACGACTCGTCAAAGTTGATGTACAGAAGCTTCCGGAGCGCGGGAAAGTACCTGAAGGTTGTGGGCGCGATGGGCCACGGGACAAAGTCGGACTTTGGGAGCCTCCCAGGAGGAATGCCAAGTGCCCTACGCGTGTCTATATCAGCGAACGAGGCTATTCGTTCGATGAGATGCCATGGGAGTTGGCTCCATATTTTTGGGTCCATATTAATCTCTAAATGTCGAAAGACTCTAAGAGCTCGTCAACCGGCGACTTGTTCGAGAGGCCGTCCGGGCCCATGACTTCCTCGAACCACTTGCCTTGCGGCCCACACCTCTTGGCGTCATAACGCACGAGCTTGGCAAAGTCGTGGTAGACCTTGCCCTTACTCACGGCTACAATCGAGCGCCCACACGTCTTGTCACCGGGGTTATAGTACAGGCAAACCTTGCAGAGGGCTGACAGGCTCATTTAGGGTTCAAGAGGTGCGAGTCTCTATAAGACCATGGACTCCGATCGATGGGTCCGGGCATCTTCCGGACGACGTGTTCTAGGTTCTTGAGATCTGTGTATATCCAATGTGGAGCCATCATAGGTGCTGATAATATATACATAAACGTGGTTCCTAGACGATCAATTATATAGTCTTCCTTTTCAAGAGGAGGTGAGTAGGCGGCGGTTCTCAGCGTTACATACGTATATGCGCCCACGGCATATTTTATGAAAATAGTTTGCATTACTCTTCACACGCCCCGCGTCTCTAAGAGCCACGCCGTCCCGGACGGGACCCACGGTCCATCATCCGTCCGGCGCCACCGCGGGTCCTTGGCGAAGATGCCGTTCGACTCTGCATTCGCATCGACCCATATGGGTTCCTTGACTTTTGAAAGAACCTTATTCACGAGTTGGGTCCCAAGACCCCTGCGTTTCTCCGCGACGCATAGATCCCCGAGGATCCATCGGTCGTCCCAACGCTGAAGGGTACACAAGGCCACGACCTTTGATCCTTCTCTAATAGTGTATAATCGGTCAAAACACTTGGGGTTCCATAGGCTCTCACCTGGTCCAAAGTTTTGACGGATGAGTTCATTCACCGTCTCTGTATAGCTCGAGTGGCTCCCATGTGAAGACGCCGGGCATTCCGGTGCAGATACTGATAGCCTCCTCGCGCGTCTCGACATAGACGAAGTTACAATCGGACTTGATGTCACGGATGACATAGATGGTCATTTGAAATTCAAAAGGTCGGTGACCTTAAGCACTTTTTTTGACGAGGTACAGAATCTCGTACACCTCACCAGATGTGCCGTTGCGATCCACCATCCGCTTGTACTCTTTTTTTATTTTGTTGTACTCGTAGGGCTCGAGCATCTTCTTCCACTTTTCAGCGCTTATGATGCCCTCGTCATTGTATGAAATAAGGACATACTTGGAAATCTTGAGCGAATCCTCGAGCAGTTCAGCCATGGCTTTCAGGGCCGACGCCTCCTTGTTGTAGTCGGACTGGTTCCGCTCGGAGCGTTCAGGCATGTGCGTCACCTCGGTCCAGTTCTTGGCCTTTTTATTAGTAACAATCACATTTAGTAAAAAGTATTTGTGACTGTACTCGTGCTGGTTATAGGGTGGGTCATAGTAAATCAGATCAAATGGGCCCTTTAGTTTCTTGACCAGGTCGTTCGTCGACTGGTTATGACACGTCACTGAACACGGCTCTGGGGACCAAATGGGACATTCAAGACGGATGGGATCCGATGCGTGTCTATATGAAGCCTCTGTCTTGTGAAAGGTGCCCACGTTGTTCTTGTCCTTGAAGAATGCCGCAAGGTGGCCCATGGAATTGGCATGAGTACTTGCTTGAATTAGGAGCGGTCCGAGACACCAATCGGTCAACTCATTCTCCACCTTTTTCTCAATGTAATTGCGTAGAGTATCTATGACCTTGGCATTCTCGCGCGTGAAGAAGCAAACCTCCCCCTCCTTGGGGTTCTCCGTATCCTCGGGCGCGTACCACTTGGTCATGATCCCCTCGACGTACGGGCCCTTTTCGGCCAGCTCATTCATCTTTTCGATGTGCTTGGCGATCTTTTCCTGCTGAGCCTTGCTCGGCTGCTTGACGTAGCAGTTGGCACTTACATCGGCATAGAGCTCCAGGTCATTCGTGTGGAGCTCGGATGAGTGCGTGGAGAGCATGCGCGCCACCACCCCACTCCCCGTGAAGCCGTCCATGGTGACGAGCTTGTCCTTCTTAAGCTTCTTCTTGACGTGATTGACCTGTTCCTCAATAAAGTCCAGAAGTTTACGTTTGTTGCCGAGGTACGTCAACATAGGCTGATGGATGTACTCCTCAGTCATTTGAATTTACTTTTGAAATTAAGAGAGCTCTGAGAGCGCATGAGTTTAGTGCCACTTGAGCATGGACTTTTTCCAAACCTCCGCCATCGCCTCGCGTGTAGGTGAGTTTGGTGGCTGGGCGTTGAAGATCCTACTGAATTCACGCTGCAGATACCACGCCGTATTGGCGTCGTTTTGTGCGATCAACTTTTCCATAATCTCAACCATCTCTTTGGCTTCGTATTCCATTGACTTTTCAAGGGCTCGTGACCTTAACTGGGAACCACCAGTCGATGATCTCACCCATGCGGATGACCGTATAGATGATGGCCGCCCCTATGCGCCCGGACATGGGTGACGGTTTGTCGAATATGCACCGGTACGAGAGGGACTTGAGGTCTTCCATTACTTAAACGATGTGTTCTTTGTTTAACTAATGGCTACCATTACGATCAAAATTGATTCGGATGAGCTCGCCCGCGAGGTTCTCACCCAGCTTGGGTACCTCCCCTGCGACGATGAAGTTCCTGACCTTATTTCTATAGAGAGTGACGAAGAGCCCGTGGTCGAAGAGGTTCGCCGTGCACCAAAGACGCACGTGGAGGCCATCCATGAGCGTATGTTGGGGGTGGATCTCCATGTGGCGACTCGTAAAATGCCCGAAACACCGAAGCAGAGCGCCTTCTGCACGACCGAGGATCCCAAGCCGGACGTGGAGCCTGTTGATAACGAGTTGGGCGCACCACTCGACGTTTTCTCCGAAGAGACGACGAAGGAGTGTGACGCGCTCTACCAGCAGTGTCTGGAAGTTCGCAAGACCATCCCACCCGCCGAGGAGCGTCTCAAGACCCAACTCGATGAGCTCTGGGGTTGCGATCGTCTGGACCATCTCGATGCAATGGCCGACCACAACGATCCGACCATGCGCAAGGCGGTCGAGGCGTACGTCCTCAAGGAGTACGCCGGGCACAAACTCAAGTCGTGGCCTGCTCTCCAGAAGGTTCTTGACGGTGACGCTTAATTTCCTGAACCAGGATTGATAACCACCACAGAATTAGAGCCAATCATAACACGTCTCGGAGAATTGACCGTCACCGATCGGTTCCTATTGGCGCGTCTGTTTCTGTTGTTCCGGACAGAAGAATATGCCTGATAAAGCTTTTCCCATGACTTGCGATAGTTGATGGCGAGCAAGCCTGGAAAATGAGGTCTGACGGCCATGACGAACCGCAGACGGAGCTGAGCTTTGTTTTCAGGGTTGCGGGTTCTATTGATGCGGTTTAGGGTGTTTCTCATATGAGCGTATAAACGTGGATTGGCGTTCATAATCTCACGGCGGCGCGCTGATCTCTCTGCGCTCGTCATACTTTTACGCAACTTTTTACTCACTCAGGGGCGTGGGATAAGGTCCGATAGGCTCCCAACACGGCGCGGTAATCTTGTAGCGCCGACAGAACCTCTCGTACTCTTTCTGAATTTCTTCAGGTTCCTTTGAACCTAGCTCATTTTCGTTCCAATGGTCCTTCCACATCAGACCCATGATGGAGGTGGGTGTGAAACGGACCATTTTCTTGGTATGAAAAAGGTTGGTGTGTTTAAGGCGTAGACCTGCTTATTTACAAACAAATGTGTTGGTTTTTCCGCCGACCCAAAAAGTCTTCGTGGGTCTATAAGGAACCCCTTGACACTGATTGGGAAAGGCACATGTGGGAGACCAATTAGACCCCTTCGTTGTACACGTACGGAACGCGTCTCGCGACGTTTCTCGGCAGGGTCGACCATTTCAGGTTCGTCTGGATGGGCATGAACCCTCCGTACAGTTTGGTGAGTTTGTTGAAGTTCTTGCCGTTCTTGGTCTTGTAAAAGTTCCCCACCTTGGTGCCTGGCGCGACACCCCATTTGCCATTTGCGTTCTTTATAACGCGCGTGTAGGTCCGGATAAAGTTGGGGCCACGGTTGTTCTGGCGTCTCGTAGGCACGTACCCAACCTTACCGTTATTACGCAGGTTGTTATTCGCGGGCTTCCACGGATCTGACATTTAATACTTGTGAATATTTTTCTCCCATACGATGTTCTGTCGTTCGACGGGCGCATCAATCTCGTCAAGCTCAACCCATGTTCGGCGGTGAAGGCACATCTCTTCTACACGCTTCTGAGCGTTTTCAAGGGTCGAGAAGCTCCCGATGAAGATGTCGTCGCCCTTGTAGCCGATCGTGAAGAGATGGTAGGCGGCTGCCATTATTCCTTTTCACGTTCAGCAACTTTAACTAAAAAGTACCCTACACCGACACCCGCACCGACAAGCCCCGTGAGTGCGACCGTCCCGAGAGCCGTAGCGAGCTTGATCTGCCACATCGAGGTTTTGGGGCCGCCTCCCCTTAACTCACATACTTGGCGTCGTCCTCAACCTGCTTCACAACGCGATCCACCTTCTTGAGGCGCCGTTCTAGGCACCCCAAGAGGATGAACGTATACATTGCTATGATCCCCGTAAAGATCACAAGACCTTTGAGCTCTTCCATTGTTGAATGAAGGCATGAGCTCCTTAACTAACCCAAGTGCCGAGGGTCTGGCGCATTACAAATATTTACTTTTATTAATGAATGTAAACTATGCTGCCCAGGTTATACAAGATAGATGGCGGGAACACAGGGCTCGCAGGTCTCCTTTGCCATCACCGCCTCGTAGCGTGTACACACCTCTTCCGCCGCCTCCACCACGTAATGCGTACGCGTCGGTTCGATGTGAAGATATGCCACGTGTCGACTACCTCGACGAATATCTTGACCATTACGAGAGTCTTTGTACTAAATATAGAGACGCCTATAACATATTCGCTGTCAAGCTCAAAAATAGGCACAATATGATAACCTTACCTCTTCTGGTCCTCACGAGCGCCACTGGAGTAATAGCCAGTCTTCAAATCAACAGAATTACGGGTATAATCGTAGGCGCGTCATCTGCTGTACTCACAGCTGTCCAGAGATATTGCTCATACGCTGAGCGCTCCGAGAATGCCCGTATGACGGCTAAAAGCTATGCTAAAACAATACGAAAAATTGGAAACATGAAATTGATTAGAAGAAGTGAGATGGTGATGACGTCGAACGACATCTTCGCTAAATTTTTGAGGGAAGTTCAGGCCGAGGTGGATAGCGCACAAGAAAATGCACAGGACGTCCCCTGGGAACTTTTACAATACATCGACACCATAGATACCTCGGTGTGTTGTTTTCAAGTCAAGGGTACAAACACTGGCCGCTCGTTGAATGGTATACCGTTGAACCGGGTGGTGGCTGCTGACGTGTAGGCCCCCATGCGGGGCCACACGATCCAGTCCCCTTCACTCAAGGTTTTTGGGAGGGAAATTTGTTTTGAAATTAGATCACCCCCATCGCATGTGGAACCAAACAAAATCCTTGGGACCTGATCACTTTCAATTTTGTTTCCAAATTGATCAATGAAAAATCCTGGTACAGGTTCGGCATGGTCAAAAAGTACGCAGTTGAAAGCCCCATATAAAGACTCTGAAATAGTAACACCTCCCCCCTTGACCCCCATGACCGGCGTCACGAGGGTGGCCATGTGCTCGACCATGTACCTTCCTGGTTCGGCTATGAAAATAAATTTTGAATTTAAGTTTGAAATTGTTTCATTAATTTGTTCAGGTACAGGACCGAGGTCAAAGACGTTGGTCGATGAGAAGCCTCCTCCGATGTCAATGAGTTTAGGGTCGAACCCAAACTTCTTGGAAAGCTCGACAGCCTCCATGGCCAACATAATTCCATTCTTAAATGCAGATGGGTTTTTGGCCATTGATCCCACATGAAAGGAAATACCCACGAGGGCCAGACCTAGGGTCTGACACCGGGCCATGAGGTCCGACCACTCATGTTTTTCGGCTCCATATTTTATTCCTAAATTGCAACGAGCCTCTGGGTCGTCGGCCCGGATACGGAGGATGACCTGGTGCCATCCCCCCTCCGCCAGTTTTTCCAATTCACACATGGAATCGAAGGTGGTCAATTTGATATTTAAATTCTTCGCGTGTGCAATCTCCTGACGGCGCTTGCACGGGTTCGCATAGATGATCCGTTCTTGCTCGACGCCCATTCCTAACACGAGATCAATCTCGGCCGGACTTGCGCAGTCGAACGAAGAACCCAAGTTCGCAAGGGTTTCTACGATTCTTGGATCCGGATTGCACTTGACGGCGTAGAATGGACGGATGGTCGGGAATACCCGCGTCCATTCTTTGTACGCCCGTTCTAGAATGCCCAGTTCGTAAACGTAAAAGGTATCTTCAGGTTTTTGAGTGTGGAGGAGGTTCGTGAGAACCCCGACCCCGACCATCAGAAGTAAGACTTCTAGGT